GATAGAGCTTTTTTCTTATATAGACTTGCTAAATTATATGCTTAAATATAAAATCCCTCAGATTGTTACGTTGACCCCTTTTTTCTTATATAGACTTGCTAAATTATATGCTTAAATATAAAATCCCTCAGATTGTTACGTTGACCCATGAAAGATAAACGGTTTTCATTTTGTAGAGATTCATAAAAGAAAAAGCTCCAAAAATCATTGATTTTTGGAGCTTTTTCTTCAATTTACTTTTTTTTATTCGTACACCCTCAGGGTCGTGCACGATATTGATATTCAGCATATTATACACTTGGTATCATTTTGGTAGCACATTCCAAAATTCCAATTTATCTACATTTTCAATCATAAGTTAATAAATGTAGGATAGACTCACTTGTTTATATCGCAAAGATAAGAATAAATCCGCGCTTTTATGGAATTTTATCTCTTTTTATTTGCGGCCCTTCGTGCTGACCTGTTTTTATACGGCCCATTAATATCAGAATATGTATGTCTGGCAAACTCCAATGTGCTGTAACACCATTTTCTCAGTTTTTTAAATATTTTCATCTGAATTGGGTAATTGAGTTATTTGAATGATTTGTTGCAATTGCTCGTTAGTCAATCCGTCAGGCTGAATTTCTTTGAATTGTCGTACTAAATTCGCCCGCATCACTTTTTGCTGATGCTGATTTAATAATTCGGGAGTAAGTACTTCTATACTGCTATAATTATATCTTTCAGCAGGCGTTTTATTACCATCGCTTTTACGAAACTTTGTGTTATTACATATAATCAAAGTTGGGGTCACACGGTCTACAGTATATATTGTAGAAAAATAATTGCTCCTAAAATATACCTTGTCTCCAGGCTGTATATCATAAAGAGACTGTTTTATATCATTGTTATTTTCCATTGCTGATTTTATAAATGATTTATAATACTTACAATAACGAGGTGTCTTTCTGCCTGTTATCCGCTTTTGCAGAGCCTTACAATACATCTGATAGTTCGGGCAACCCTCTTAGTGTACACATTCGCTACAATGCCTATCATCATCTTTTTTCATGCCTATTATTTCAGATATTCTTTATTAAAATGGTGATTCTTAATAAGCCATTCTATCATGGATACACAGCATTCAATTGGAGTATTCTCAATTTGTGTTTCAGCCAAACAATCTGTCGTATCTCTTCGTATTGATAGATTATACCCCAAAGTCTGTTTTATCAATTTTGGATTGTGCGCTTTAAATCTATGTTTAGGACCTAAAATTTCATTAGGCAGCATTTCCAACAGTCTCGATAAGCTCCATGCTGGAATATCTTTACCCCATATTTTATCAAACACTTCTTCTCCGGTCATAAGCGTTCCATCTGGATGTTTATGAAAAGGCGACGCTAACTTTGCTATTCTTTCCGGTGTCCAAAACTTCCCTCTTGATGTTGGCGGCTTAGTTTGCAACTCCCATTTCAATGCAGGTACTTTACTCTTTGTGTAATGATACACCATATCTGCCGTTCCCGGCTTCAATCCCAAAGCGAGCAATCTTTCTGACTGCTCACGAGTAGTACATATTTGTGATTCAAAGTTCATTTTTTTGTTTCTTTTATTTTTAGTTTTCTATATAATGATTACCTTTGTGATCATAATTTTAATTTTAAAAAACTATGAAAAAACAATATGATTTATTTATCTCCGCTTGTAAAGGAGCTTATTCGCAAGGTAAACTTGTCTACCTGCATGGAAGAGGTGAGTTCTCTGGTGCGCGTGGCGCATATAATTACTGTAAGCGTATAGGAGATAAGTTGGGTGAGTTAGCCATATACAACTGCGTGGTTAACTGTAAAGGAAAGAAAGTTTATTAATAAAATGGACCGGAAAATTTTCCGGTCCATTTTATTATTTTAATCATTTCACAATCTCCCAGTCTTCTGCAAATACATCACTGATAGACGGAACCCATGAATCAGCGCGTCCAGTATTCTCATTGTAGATAAGACACTGGCTTGTATAGTCAATGAATCCCTTACCTTTCAGAATAAGGTCTTTTGCTGATTGCGGAAGAGATTGCATCTTGGGGATAATATCACTATCAATATGTGCTGGAACCTGTTTGAACACCATTAATCCTTTTCCGTTCCAACCGCTTCTACGAATTGGAAAACCTGCTTTGAGAGCCATAATAGCCATACCAAAATTCATCTTTATTACTTTTGCACCATCAGAACCTTGCATACGCTGTATGCGAGTATCAAGAAGCCGTATATAGTCGAACATTGTACAACACTGCATTTCCAGTAAACACTTGTTGTACATATCATTAACGACTTCATCCATTTTCCCTGAATCTATGAAAGCGGCTAACTTTACATATCTTCCATTGACTTCTTCGGCTTCTATCTGCATACGGTCAAGTGATGTATCGGCGAGTTTATACGCCTCCTCAAACGGTTCCGCTGGCGACCAACTCTCGTACCCGTTAGCATATTTAACGTGATAACCCATGCGCTTTGCATACTCTGCATCAGGCACTCTGCCAACTTGTAATAAACCTCTTTCATAAGCCTCGCCCATTGTCATAGGTTCGGCTTCAATCTGCTTTGTTCCAATATACTTTTTCATTTTTCTAAATTTTAATTGAAAATTGAACCGAAAATATCATCGTCTTGCAATAATTTTCGTCCAGAATAATCCTGTCGACCACAAGCGTTTCTGAGCAAATCCGCTTTGCCTGCATCTCTCATTGCGATTCGTAACATGGCAATCATCTTTGCTAAATCACGTTGACAAATGTCACTCCACAGGACATATATATCAGTTCCATATATGCCAAGATCATCCAAATCTTTAATATATTCAAAACTGTTTCTGTATGGATAGACAGAACCTCCTTCTTTGATTAATAAGCAGCAAGCGTTCATTGCCCCAGGGTTTCCTTCGCTTAATTTTGCTACAACGCTTGTTAAATTATCATACATTGTAATTTTACCCATAATTTTATATATTAAGTTTAGAAAGTAGCTGATGCTTAATCAAAATAGATTTATTTTTATCTTCCTCCATGCAGTAGTTGGTTGCATGGTTGTATTTTTGCAGTGCATACGAGAATCGAACTCGTGTTCTCTACAGTGACAGTGTAGCGTTCTAACCACTGAACTAATGCACTATAATGGTGGATCAACTGTAACCACCATGACCGGATAAGTGTTTGTACTGGGGTTTCCAGCAATTGCACAGGGGCCGGCTTCCACTTAACCCTAAACAGTTTTTCTTCAAAATGGCAGTTTATCGCAAATTTCACTTACCTTTGCAGGCAATATGACTAAACCTACTGGTAAGTCGAATCATTTTAGTAAAGAGCGAAGAGATAACATAGTTGCAATCTGCGTTGTCCTTCAGACAGCTATAACTGTCATGTCTCTTTTGGTTCAACTTTGCGAATAGTCGCAGTCATTTTGATTTCACAACCATACATCACCATGGTTGTTATCTTTGGGGGAGTCATTGCAGCTCCCCATTTTTAGAGGTTCATGCAGGAATCGAACCTGCGTTCATGGTTTTGCAGACCATTGCCTTACCACTTGGCTAATGAACCAGATAGCTGGAAGTTTCACAACTTCACAGCTTCACGGAAAGAAAAATAAGCTAATCCAATAACAATCTTCTATTCGTCAAATGTGCCCTTAGATGGATTTGAACCACCGACCTGATGATTAACAGTCATCCGCTCTGCCACTGAGCTATAAGAGCAAATGATGTCTTTATCTCCCTGGCCGACCCATCCCCTTTCGGCGATAGTGGAGGAATCGAACACTCCCATAAAGACATCTGACATACCGATTCTGCCAACAGCTCGGTATCACACTCCTGGACCAACGATTCCAGACAGGGCTTAGTTTACTTGCATATCGACTTATCTTAGCATAACCTGCATGTTCGTTCCCTTGTACTTCGGGCTTGTTGCTCTCGGCAATGGAGTTGAACCATTCTTTTCTGCTCGAAAGGCAGATGTCCTTTCCGATAGACGAGCCGAGTAAATTGCCGGATTTTCACCGGCTTTTGACTAAAAGTCTTAACTTTGCAACCGCAATGGAAACGTTGTTGAATATAACCTTGCCAATCTGCGCATTGGCGTGGCTTATAAAGGAGATAAGGCTCCTTATAGCCGAGGTTAAGGGTCGCCGTTAAACCCAGTCAAAAATAACGGTCGTATCTTGCAGCATCACCTTCGTGGCCGGTCACACAACTTGGTACCATTGTGGGTAGCGAAAATCTGCAAGAACGAAACATTTGATTTGAGGAATAAAGGCAATGTGCAACGGTGACCGGTTCGTTTACAGTTGTTTCCATGAAGTTATATGAAAACTTCATAGCACATTGCTTCCTCTTTTTTCAAAATGTCAAAGAACGTTGTAAACCGTGTGTTCTGGGATGGACTTGAACCACCGACTTCGACAGTGTCAGTGTCGCATTCTAACCTGCTGAATTACCAGAACAACACCCCAACGCATTTCACAACGAATTGGGGGAAGAATACTACTACTACTAAATAACCTATGTGGTGTGGACCGGAAGAGAATTGAACTCTTGACCTTCAAATTATGAGTTTGCTGCTCTGACCAACTGAGCTACCGGTCCTTTAAATCCGCTTCCTTGGTATTTGTTATTTAAGGAAGCGGATATTGTTAATTGGTTATTTTAAGAAATTCTGGAGTCACCCCGTATAAAGGTGTTTTCCCATCCCATTTATCAATAAACTGTTTGTATAGAATTTCCTTTGTCAACCCCTTTGAGGCAATAAGAGCCTGCTCTGTCTTTAACCTTTCCAATTCGTTTTGCTTTTTCTGCTCTTCGATTTTTTGATCTATGACAGAGATATTAGTATTAACCTCGTTTCTATTATCAATTTTTTCTCTTACTCGATCGCTAAATTCTAATTGAGCTGAAAATGATTTTAAGTCCAAGCCACGGTCTCTAAATTCTGTTCTAACAATATCCTCCAGTTTCTTTTCAAAAGCTAAAGAGCCGCCATCAGCCATGAGCGTATCGGTTTTATATTTTCGGCTTTCTTCTTTAATAAGATCGTAAATACGCGGTTCAAGAATGTTATCCTCTAAAGATCTCATAAATCCATCCCCGTTTCCGATATGCTTATTATCAAATACAACATCAATCGCTTTGTCTTTAATAACTCTATATGAATACAGAGGGGTAGCGTTAAACTCTGTGTTATCGGCCGCTTTTAACGTTACTGATTTCTGAAATCCGCCACGTTGTTCAAACAACGGCACCTGAAACAATTCGGTTCCCCATTCCCATGTAGATACCTTCCCAGACACAATCTTAAAATCCTCCTTGCCATCTTTACCATAGTTCTCCATCAGAACTCCGGCATAGTTAGGAGCGACACGTTCGCAAGATGAAAAAATTACAGTTGCCATAAAAGCAACCAACATACACTTAATCTTTGTCTTCATGTTTTTTGATAATTAATTTAATGATGTTAATAACTGGATAGCAAACCCCAAAACATATAGCAATTCCCAACCAAGCGTTAACATGATTGAATATCCTATTGCCAACGAATAAGATAGCTATCATAAAAAAGAATTGTTCTACATACTTTTTCATCGTATATTAATTTGATATATTTCAAAGAACTCTTATTGACTTATGTCATTGTGCCGCAAACAGGAGTTGAACCTGCACTATCTCTTTTGATAAATGGATTTTAAGTCCATCGTGTCTACCTATTCCACCATTGCGGCATCGTCTTATCAAGACTTAAAGAATAAAGAAAAGAACCGTATAAAAAATGAGTTTCGGCTCTTCATCTTTTCCAACTCTTTATTGTCTTTTTTCAATTTCTTAATGTCTGTCTTATTGGAAGACACATGCGCTTTGGTTCTCGCATTTAATTCTACCAAGGACTCAACCAATTGTCTTAAATTGGCAATAATACTTGCTCTTTCGTCTATAAGCTGTTCTTTCATTGTATAATAATTTAATTATTAGCTGCTTATGGTTGGCAATACAGTTTTATTTATTCCCAAAATCAGCTGGGGTTTCTCCCCATTCTTTGTTATTCCAGTGCCGGACCTCAATTGTATCAACATCCCATGCAAGAATTTTAAGAAATATCTCGGCTTTCTGAAGTTCTTTACATTTCTTCTTGGATGCCGTTTTCTTGTTTTGGAACCAAGTTATTGCTGTTATACTATCTGTATAGATAATTCTGGGGGAATAATCGTTTTCAATAATGTATTTCGCCGCTTCAACAACGCCTAAGAACTCTCCAATATTCACCGTTTTGTTTCCCAGGTTCTGATAAAAGATCCGTTGCCCAGTTCGCAAATCTATTCCTTGATACTCTGTTGTCTTATTTTTTACAGAATGAGCTGCATCTGTAGCTATTCCTTCTATTGGGATTCTTATCATATCCTACCAATATTGAGACGGAGTGGGAATAAGAGCTACAGTACCATTTATCATTGTTGGTCTCATCTCCACTGTCGAATTCATCCAAAATTTACAAGGGTATTCGCCATCCACTTTAGCAAGATTAACTGTACTGTAATACGATTTACGTCCTTGTACCTTTATACATGCTTTTTTCCGCTTTCGTGGTAATTTAGGCTTTTGCTGTTTTATAAACTTTATTTGTGGGGACATAGTGACCGTCATTTTGAAACACAGTTAACACAATATTGGCTGCTTTACGAAAATCTTCAATAACCAGCAAAAGGTTTTTAATGTCTTTCCGCTTTGCCAGTTGCTTTATAACACCGCTAATGGTACGAATAGAAAACCTTTCACCGTCCATAGGGTCATATATTATGGTTTTGTTTCCAAATTTTACTTCTACTTTATATATGGCGTTTTTAACAACCGTAGAAGTTATCTTAGCTTCAAAAGCATGTGGCTCTGCTGCAACAACAATGAATCCGCGTCTATTATTTGTCATTGGAATCATTTGCACATCATATAATACATCTGGTTCGATTACTGCCTCCAGTTCACGTGATGCAATACATACACATTTGGGTTCTTCGGAATCTTCTCTCACACCTTTTATTTTACCGGTCTTAGTATTGATAGAGATAAATCCCACCCAAGACCCAGAAACGGTTGATTTAGTAAATTTCAACTTTGTTTTTATTCTGTCCATATTGCTATGATATTAGTTTGCATATAAAAGCCTCGCCAACTATAAGACGACGAGGCAAAGGTAATATTTTGTTTTTGAAAATATAATCAATTTAGAATGTATTTTATATTTAAAATATTGTAATACAGGTATTTAAATTAAACGAAAACTAAATAATTTAATCAATATAAATAACTATATTTCAGAGAATTGGAAAAATCTTTATTAGTATATCGAAAATCTCAATAATCCATGATTTCATCTTCTAAAATACGTTTCACTTTTGGGATTAAAAATTCTCCTTTTTCATTACGGTATTCTACAATTTTAACTGGAATACCAATGTGTACAAGAAGCGGTAGAGAGCTTTCAAGAGCACTCTCAGGAAAAGCGCAATATTTTATGCCCGCTCTATAGCTTACTGGAAGGTTAAGAGAATTACTTAATCGAATAGCATCCTCTTCATAGGCTTCAAAACAAGATTGGTTATGAAATAATACCAAACTATTTGCGCATTCTTCTTTATAGAATTTATACGCTTCAATGTACAGATTGTCCATAAAATTATAATTTAATTTGATTAGAAATGCACCTGTCACATATACCGTTATTCCGGATAAATTTTATTTTAGATAATTGGGAGCCACATTGCTGACAATAATATGTACGCTTGGGTTTAAATTTAATTGCATATAAAATTTGACGTTTGTTTACATCATATATGCCGGCAAGATTTTCAAGGATCTGATTATGTGTAAACTTGTTTGTTTTTACCAATTTCCAATAATCGTGCCGGATTAGTTTGTCTCTTGCTTCCTTTAAATTCAATAAATTCTTGTCTCTCAATATAACAATGTAAGGGTAGGGGACATTAGTTATATCGGCAATCTTTTGAGCATACAAGTCGTAAATCTGTACAGTACTCATTTTTCTATTATTATTTTAGTTTGAAGTGTTATAGCTTTAGAATCTTCTATTTCACGTATAAGATTAAAGGAATCTTCCAATAAAGCCAACATGATACGGTTGCTCTCCTCATGCGTCATAGTCTTCCAGTTAATTTGCAATTGTTTGGCTATGTCTTTGGCCGGTTTATAAAACTTATTTGCTTTTGGAATATCTGTGACATTATATATTTCGCTTTGTTTTTGATCGAACAATAAACTACTTAATTCGTAATAACGAAAAAATGCCTCCAAAGTCTTCTTCTTGTCTGGAGGCGTAATGGATAATTTGTTTTTTGGCATATTTATAAATGATTATACGCGATTATCAATGATTTGTGTAAATTTGCGGTCAAAACACTTAAATATTAACTATTATGGATATTAAAATTGGCGATAAAGTCCAACTCAAAGAAGCAGCATCTTTAGGGACAATGCAAATTATGATCGTTGCAGATATTCTACAAAGAGAACAAATAAGAGTAATTTACTGGTGTGAACCACAACAACAATACCTTACTCTTGAAGGACATTACAGCATTTTTACAAAGATTGCTTAACCACGTTGTTTTTTGTAAATAAAGATAGGAATACGGAAAAAATACACTTTAATTATAGTGTAAAAGCCGTATTCCGGCTTCCAATCTTTTGTCATTTCGATAATTGCTTTCATATATCTTAATAAGTTTTAATCAAGAAATCGAGAATGTGGGAAATCAGCTAAAGAGTCAACTAAAATTTTAGTCAATACTTTTTTACCTGATTATCAAACCTTTTGAGTAAACGTTTTTCTATTTGGTTCATCATTTTAATATTAAGTGATGAACCTTTGTTGCTTCTTTTTTTCATATAAGTATATTCAATTATTAATACTGGAGTAATACCCAAGGAGCATATCTAACAATAACAGGAAATATAAATGCTTTCGTGAAAATAGATTAACAGGTCCATTGCTTTTTATAATAAAATATAGGAACACAAAAGAAGCGTATCTCTACAACAATATACGAAGGATTGCTGTCCCTATATTTTTTTGCTTCAATAATAGCTTTCATATAATAAAATTTTATTCTATAATAAATAACGTTCACTAACAACGGAAGGAACTTCTTAAAATCGTCTAACCATTAAATAGATACAATTCCAGATACCAAAGTATTAATGTTGACAATTACTGGTTTGGAGTTGTCTGTATGGAACAAATCTATAAGAATATCGCTAAGAGTTTCTTTTATTGTTGATTTAAGAAAATCTTTAATTTTGCAGTCTTCTGTTCCATTTCCTTTAATGACAATCGTTTCTGCTAATTTTTCGATATTGAGAATAAACATTTGAGATGAATCATTTTCATCTTTTATTATTGCTACACTTTGGTATTCCATTTTCCTATCGTTTTCTATAGAATAGGAAAATGGAAGAGGGGAGGGTTATGCTTTTATTGAAAAATATATGCAGACAAAAAAAAGTGCGTCTTTCCACCCCCCCCTTCTACAAATTCCTTTAACCGATACAGCCGGTCAATAGCTGGGTTATAAAACGCATCTGGATAATGCTGTTTAATGTCGTTTATGTTCGCCCGGACATATAGAGATGTGTCGTAGATATGTTCTGATTCCGATAATATTACTTCTTTCGGTAACTGTGCTGTTTCCGCCCAGTGCATGATTGCTTTGACGGATTCCTCGTCATATGCGTATTTACTTTCTGGCATGTCTTTTTACAATATCAATCATTCATATATCAATGTATTAAGGCATCCTCAATTCTCGCAGAATAAGGTCTGCCCAGCTCATCCTTAACATTTGTTCTTTCAAGTTCTATTGTAAGTTCTGAAATATCTATACCGGATTGTTCCGCAAGTTCCTGGACTTGTTCTTCATCCATTGCTATTGCATGGAACAATATAGTACCACTATGTTCTTCATCGAAAATATTATAGCTATTCATAATTTATCCCCGTTATATGCCGATAGGTCAGCGTTTATGGTTATTTATTTTTCAAAAATAACGTAGACAATTATACCATCCAAATATATTAGACAATAAATAAACCTATGGGTTAATATTTAACACAAATGTGATACCCCAAAAGAATTCAAATAAACGAACGTTTTTTTATTTTGTTCTATGGTATTAAAACGAAATATATTTATCCGTTATACCGTAGTCAGCAACTTGAAGTCTTCAGCAGATATTCTGTTGATTGAGACAAGCCATTCAAGATAAGAAATGTCATCTTTAATATCACGAAATTTTTTCCCTTTATATTTTCCAAAATCAATTATTTTGTCTGCAATAGGTATATCTTCTTGTTTTTCAACACCTGGATATAATTGTTTAAGCTCTTCAAAGTCAATTTTAAAAAGCCTGTCCGTTGCTTCTAACCAATGAAGATATTGGCAATCTACTTTGTAGATGTCACCAAAAAATTTACCCTTATATTTACCAAACATAAGTGTATCGCTCGCTTTGTGAATAGGGAATATTTCATCAAGCGATACACCTGGAACATCAATCAGAACCCATTCCCCACACCCAGCACAAGGTATTTCTTCATCTTTGATATTTGGATAACATTCTTGCCTATATGTGTCATCAGGCTTACCGTTCACAAAACATTTGCCATAAGCCTTACCATATTTGCCGTGTGGCTTTACTATTTCAACTAAGAAAGTCCGATCTTTGTTTGGGTCAATACGTCTTTCTTCGCTGGCGGAGCGTACCAGCCCCACCTCACATCGTTTAACTAAAAATGGAGTTCGTTTTCCTATATTGTAATAAATATTGAAAATATTATCGTGTGGATACATGTCTTCTTTTTTCAGGTATTGATAGGTCTGATATTTTATCGCTTAGCAAAGGCCATAGAAATGGCATAAATAATAACACAAATTAGCCCTACAGCCAAGAAAAAATCAGATAATAATTCATAGTGTTCGTTGTGCATATATAAAAGAAAATAAGTAAGTAGACAGGATAACAATATACCAATACAATATCTTTTCCATGAAACATGTTGGTCTTTTTCTTTTTCTAAAGAAAACTCACACATAACAGCAATACAAAATTCTGCCACCATCCATATGATAATACAAATAAACGTAACCATCAGTTCTCCTTTTTTAAAGTTTTAATGAAATGCCAGAATGCTCATTATTTTCTATTTTAATATCATAACCTAAAACATCCACAATTTTAAGTAAAGTATCTATACTTATAATTGTAGCTTTTCTTTCGACATTAGCAATTGTAAGGGGGGCACATTCAATTTTTTTTGCTAAAGCGCGTTGAGATAAAGAATGTGCTTTTCTGACATCGACCAACCATAATAATAAGCTTTCATAATTAGCTATGGTAACTTTATCTATCTGAATATGTGAATTGATTGCTTGCAAATATTCCATTACTTTTTTTAAATTGAAATTATGCTCACCTTTTTCAAAACGCCTCAATGAAGGTAATAACATTTTCATATTAAACGAAATATCAGAAATCCTTATGCCAGATTCTTGCTTAGCCTTTGCCATTAATGCACAAAATTCTTTTCGATCCATGATTTTTATTTTTTGATATTACGGCAAAAATAGGTGTTATATTTGAAGTACACAAATACTTATCATTTTTTCTTCACAATTTCCCTTTCCACAAAATCAATCACCACATTTATCTTCCCTATGCAGTCATCGGTCAAGTCAATATACTCCTGCATTTTTTCTCCTCTGGAAGACATTTGAAGCCCATCCGATAAGGAGTCATAGGCATCCTGTTCCTCGTTTAAGATGTCCTCCAGCTCCCCTTTGGCATCTTCCAGTAAATTTATGACATCGTTGAATCTACCTTTTCTTTCTTTGTTCATTGTTTATATACATTATTCTGAAATAACTACCTTTCTCCTTGGTTCAATATTTTAATAGCTCGCTCAACATCATCTTCCGACAACCCCAATAGGGTATCAGTCTTTACAAGGTGTTCAGCTTGTTCAAGAAGCATATCGCTATCATCATCCAGTATCACGTAATTAAAATCAACCCCAATCTCTTTATAGTTCCAATTTTTTCCATTTTCAGAGTGGATATGGGTGTCGATCCATTGTTTTATCTCAACTCCACGAGGAATGCTAAGATGAATACCTTGCATAATATAGGCATACGCTCTTATAGTTACTCCTACAATTCTGTCAGCGTATGGAAATGGAAACGGGACTGAATGTCTTATGGTTGTTAATTCTTCTTTTGTATCTTCTACCGTGTTTCTTCTCCAAGACGAAGAAATAACAATTTTGGCATCCGTAGCATCTATAATCTTACCAAGTAAATCACACGCATCCTTATCAAGTGCATAATGTGACTTTTCCGTGGAAATCACTCCATCTATATCAAGAAATATGATTTTCATGTTCAATATATTATACTAAATTTATTATTAAATTTGCATCCAACTATAATAATTAATACCATATTTACTACTATTGTTTGTTATATATATTTCTAAGCATGTACAAAATACCTACGAAATATTATGAGGATATTCATAATGAAATCAGCAATTTATCTATCCAATCCTTTCAGAAACGATCTGAATTCTGGCGTGACATAACCATTGTGTCTTCAAGCCTATGCGGGATATTAGTTTCCCTCCATGATAACGTTCAAGAACCGCTATGTATCCGTGTGGTATTTCTTTGTCTGATAGTCGTGTTGACCATTGGTGTGAGTACATCTGGTATAACTTTATACAACTACTCAATTCTTCTTGAACGTCACAGGCAAGAGGTTGAGAGGGAATTATTATCTGCATTGAATACAGATCGCCTGGTGTCGGAGGTACATACCGGCTTGTCAAGGAAGAAGGAGTTTGTAGAATGGTTGGCTCTGTTTGCATTGCTAAGTACACCTTTTCTATTACTCGCATACACCATCCTAAGAATGTGCGTGATTTAACTTTGTCTCTATCTTTCCATAAAGACATCTTCCAGTAATATTTTTCAGGAAACTTACAGAACGGGCAGTAATGCGGGTCATCCATAAGAGTAAAGGGCGCCCGTTTAATACTTTTTTCCATGTTTGTTTTCTCTCAATTCATTGTATCTCATCTTCTGATTGATATGCCATATAAGGTCTATGTCCAAATGTTTAGCAAGCCCGAAAATAGCCAATAGCATGCTGTTTAATTGCCCTCCTAATGGATAGCCGTATTCATACTCATATCTGATGGGAATTGTGGATATAGCGTATACACTTTCTGTAAAGGTCTCATCATTGCAACTTTCCTCTGCATCGTACAACATTTCTTCCGTAAAGTCCTCAATGTCTATCTTACGCAATCCGCACAAATCAAGCAGGCGGATTACAGCATCGGCAAGTTCTTCCTCTATGCTTCCCTTGATAGTTTCATTGTATGCAACTTCGAAACCTATCTCCTTGGGAGTGCCTGGAACCAGCCCCTGGCAAATACGGCTATTGGCCATCTTCTTATTATACCAATCAACATTGGCCCGTTTCCCTTTTCTATCCGCTTCCACGGCTTCCATAAGCTCGGATATTACAAGGCAAAGGCAATGTTCGTTACTCAATTCTTCATCATGGAAACCGTGGTCGCAAGCGGTTTTATAGGCGCGGTCGCGCAGTTCATTTAGATTCATCTGTTCTTTCTTTATCAGTTAATATTCCGTTTCTCTTGTCGTAATTACTCATACGGGGCATTTCCCGTCACACCGTATGTTCACATACATATTACTTGCCATACTCGATATGAATGACTTGCTGTAATGCTTGCAGTGTTCCTGGTATTCTTTTCTATTCATGGTTAATCAACTAATTCAAATTCGTAAACGAAAACATAAGGGTTAGACTCCCACGTCCCTTTGCCGGAGACTTTATCTATCAGTTCTGCGAATGCGTCACGAGGAGTGCAATAAGGCTGAATGTCCCCTTTATAATAATAAGCATCCATAAAATGTGTATCTACACTTCCGCATTGTCCTTTGTAAATTCCTTCTTTCAGGCAATCTTCATCGGAAATGTCTTGCAACCGTTCTATCTTGATGTCGGTAATGCGGATATGATGGGGCATGAGGTCAGCACGGACAAACATTTTATTTTTCCAACCGGGTGCGAATTTAGTTTTAGTATAAAATCCTATTCCGTCCCTATCATTAAGTGCAATTTCGGGATTCATCCCTAAACTTTCATAACATTGTGCAATGGCAAAAACTCCACTAACCTTGTACTTCGGCTGAATAAACATTGGAACAAAGTCATTACAGTCCTTATCATATACAAGAATCTCAAAAAGGGGGCTAACATCATCTGATTCAGTAATCCTAAAACATCCAGCAGGATTTTCTTGATATGCTTTCGGACACTTAATGATTCTTCTTGTCTGCGTCTTCCGACCATCCAATACAGCCTGGGTTAGACTGTATTTATCATTGAACATTATCTTCTTCATTGTATCTTTTTTTTAACTCTTTCAAAACAATCTCCATACCTTCATCCAGTCCTTTCTTGTAGCCTGATATATGCTCACCTATGTTGTAAACCAAGCATCCTGCAACGATAAGAATAACTCCTACAGTCCTATGCCAATAGAGAAAGGATACACTGAACGGCGAGAATGTCAGTCGGAAATGACCGATGAATAATGCTGATATGATGAATATTGCAAGAAAAAATATTAGGTTTGCTTTCATAATTATATACTCTTATTTGTTAATCATTAAACAAATCAACAGGTTTCGCAACCCAATACCATATCACGAAATAAAAAGCGTATTTGGCTAATCTTTCGCAAGCTTGTGAAGGCTCTAACCCGGCTATGAAATTCCACGTATTATACTCATATACGCAAATTAGATATGATATAATGATAGGAACCAGTATATATATAAATCTTCTCATATAAGTTTTAATGCTTCTTGTATCCCGGCTTCCAGTGCTTCCTCGTAAGATTTATAAATTTTATCAACTTCTGTTTCAGAAAGAAAATCATAATCCTCTATATCGTAAAGTCGATAATACCATCGTCCATATTGATTAAAATCAACAGCTATATGAATAGAATGATTTTCACGCAGCCACTTTTGGGCGATAGATTGAGGTGGAACAGATAAGTATTTATAACAATGATGCAAAGTAGAAACATTTATAAAATATTTTCTTTGCTGGAAACCTTTCTCTTTCAGCAGCTTCGCAGTCTCTAATGTTACAAGTTCTTCGGTCATAACTATATAAATAATGCGGTTGTTGAAACAATAGTCATAATGAAAAAGATTAATGCAATACATTTCCATATTTTTGCAGTAGCCTCCAAACCGTGTTTCTGCTTGTCAAACTCGCTTATTGCGTAATTCAAAGCCTCGTCTTTCAGTCCTTTAAACTTGTCGTTCAAAGCCTCTGTTATATCGTCTGCAATAACATACTTCACCTTCTCTAACACAGATTCAGGATAACCTCTCTCATCATAATTTATTTCATACAACAAGTCGTGGTGAAAAAGATAAGGTATATCGTTTACTTTATAGGAAAGTTTGATGCCGCTTTCTTTGACATATTTCAAAAACCTTTCTTCGGCAATCTCATTTATCTTTTCCTGGTTAAATTCTGACTCCTTCTTTATCTCATTAAAATATTCCTCGTCAACAATCACACAATTGTTTTCAAGTTTCATTACATGTGCTTTCATTCTTTTTCTTTAAAGTGTTCAACCAATTCGTTTACGGTAGCCTTGTGAATGGTATCCGTGTTAATGTCAACATCATTGTAAGCCCAGTAGGTAGAGAACCTGATTTCTGAACACTGAATCCATTTATCTCCATCCGTAAACCATTGGTACTTGTCTGTATCATCCCTCAATGCAGCGATAGCAAGGAAAAGTTCCTCATTCATTCCACAATCAATAAGACCATCTATTTTTTCAAGATCATCTGTATCATCATCGTCCAATGAATAAACCATATTAGCTCCAAATATACAAGTGCATAAATTGTAGTATAAATTACGCCAACCTACATATGGATTACAATAGTAACCAAATTCTTCTAATCTATTTCTAATATTAGCAGTATTTTTACGTATGAAACACGGTGTTGTAAATCCCATAGTTATTCCTCCTTATCTATCTTAATATCTGTTACTTTGCCACAATTGATAAAATAATCATCATGACCCGCGCCAAACATATCACAAATAAGATAATCGCTATTATCGCATTTATTCCGTAACGAACATTTTAAACAATAATCATGTTTCGCTTCCTTCAATTCATGTAGCACTCCGTCTATTATTATTCCGTTCTTTATTTCCATGATTATTTTCTCCTATGCGTTTTACGGTTTTTATTCTTCTTCCTGCGTTTCGCAATCTGCTTATTTGTACACCTATCATATTTTGGGCGATATTTTTTCATTTTGGGTGCATCACACGGTTCTAAAGGAGAAATATCACTATATGGATTGTAAATCTTATAATAAGTATTTTCGTTCCACGAAATTTCATTCTGCATATTTATCCCTCCTTCTTTTTAAGGCTTATATCAACTGATAACCTATCGGAAATTTCCATGATTACAACGTTAAGATTATATTGGTTTTTATATGCTCTATGGGGGAAACAGCTAACGCAGATTTTTCCTTTTCTCTGCATATATAAAACATGTTGCTGACTTTTAAACCCGTTTCGGTTTCAAGTTTTTCCAGAATATAAGCTATCTCCATTTCGGCTTTCGCTTTCTTGTTTTTTGCTTCTTCTATATCCATGGTTATTTCCCTTTCAATTTCTTTATTAGTGCATCGGCTGCTCTCAAGGAACCTATTGCAATATCATCATAAGTTTCACTGTCATCGTTTATTCCTAAAGCAATACAATACCCTTGCATAGCAGCTTTCGCCAATTCATAACGCCTTTGCTCCCAATCAATAGTTTCAAAATTATCAAAGAAGTCGAGTTCTGACACTTTGAAATACCTACCATTCACTAAGGCAGTCCCATCATCATATAAGTCTTCAACCTCTACAATCCCTCCAGTCTCTTTTATTCTCGCTTTCATTATTTACCCTCCTTTTCAACATATCCGTTTTCAATACACCAGCACAACATATCGTAAGCCACATCAATAATATTTTCAGACTTTTTCGAGATAAGTTCTGTAGCATCAGATTTATAGTAATATATATCCCAATATCCACAAGACGGTTCAATGCAAATCTTATAAAAATCGGAACTTATAATTATAAGTGTCGGCAGCTTGTCGAGAATGTCCTGCAAAGTGTAAGTGGGAATTATTTCCCAAAATGCACTATCTCGTTTTTGATTAATTACATCTTCATATATTTCAAGTTCCCATTTTGCATTTTTATAAGACAGAGCGTAACACCAACACATGCTTCCATCGCTTGTATCCAGCCCAAGCTCCTGCAAATGTCTCATCTGTTCGACTGATAATACTTGTTTTGGTTTCATAATTCCTCCTCCAATTTTCCCAAAAGTTCCTTGGATAGTATTTCACAGTAATAAATATTGTCTATCATCGCGTCGTTAGAACTCACATCCGCCTTAAACCTCTTAACGAGTACCCATCCATACCACTTTTTCACTTGAACGTCAAAAATATGGCCATATACTCCATGTGTCTTAATTCTGTACTTTTCCATCTCTTGTATTTTTCTCGAAACATTTCACATCCGGATAGAACCAGTCCAAACTACCAGCTATCCCGTCCAGCCATAAAGCACATACATATCCGCGAGAACGGTTCTCTCTATCTACCACATGGAGATAATGCTTGCATTTTTCACAGCTTTCACAGCAAATATTGTTGGTTTGTTTATCCATAATTCAGTTTCCTTTCTCCTTAATCCGTTCCAGTACATCCTTGTTGGCTTCGAGTATCTCATCGAAAGAGGGGATGGGAAACCATGCCAGCACGATACTGTTTCCGTGAATCCACATTCCCTTTTTATCTAAATTGCTATTTCTACAAAACTTTTCTTCTCGAATACATGGTGTGCCATAACACATCACCAAAACAAAAACTTTTTGCCCTTCTTTCGGCAACCGTTCCTTCACGCTTATCCAAGGTGCTTGCTTTGCCTGCCATTCGGCACCTTTTATAAATGCAGCTTCTGCAATTTCATCATGGGATAAATATGTAAAATCATCAAGTGACGTATGTGTACCATAAGTGGTCAATGTTTCGGCACTTGCCATTCTTGCTTCCCTTGCTGCTTCTTCTACTGTCTGTTTCATAATCAATGACTTTTAATTTTCTTATATTTACCACACTTCTTGCAGAAATAGTGACGGACGGTGTACCAACTGCTATCGCCCCAATCATCAACAACTTCAACTCTCCTCTCAAATAAGTATTCCCACTCGTGGCAACAGAACCATTTCTTTATAATGGCATCAATTAAATGCTTCATAATCAACTGTTCTCCTTTACAATTCTACCATCGTCTAATAACGTGTATAGTTTACCCTTATATGTCAGAGCGAAACACCATTGGCGGGCATACTTCAAATACTGATGCAATTTGTATCTGTGCGGGTGTTTCTGCATCTTTTTTTCTATTCTTTTCTTCATGTTACGTCATTAATGTGAATTTCCCCTTTCAAAACCCGTTCTACCTGCCTGTCTATTATCCCTTGGAATTCTATTTGGCAAATAAGAGAACAATCAGGCATGATTTCTTCTGGTATTTCTCCACGGTTAGGAGAAAGCTCATCAAGAAATATTTTTCCCGATTTGTCTTTCAGACACGTTGCACCCACTTCTCGTTCAATTACTACCATTCGGTTGAATACCTCCGGGAAGTCCTTCCGTATCTTATTCCAATAGCCCATACCACCTTTCACACAGCCGATGCAGTTGTTGTTATTGTAACCCATCTTGTACATAGCGGGGATTTCAATGCCAGCTTTCCAAAGCATACCCATTGCATCCTTTTTGGTTATCTGTCTTTCAATAAGCGGGAATAACGGCTTTGTTTCCGGATATTGTTGCTTTAGGCGAATGGCACGGTTAATCTCTTTCGGGTCAAAATCAAATCCCCAGACTTGACCGTCCCAATTTCCCAACTCTTTTTCCAGCTTGTAACGAACTTGTTTCTTTAGTTCGAATGTGCAAGCTGCGCCAGTAGGACCATTAATAAATCTTTTCTTAGCCAACACATCCTCTACGTTGAGATACTTATCGCTTCTGATAGTATGTATCGAGCGATTATACCATCTTTCACAATCAGATAGGAACCGGTTGTTATCAGGATGCCCGGAACCTGTTTCGATATAGTAAATCTGCACATCATCATACAGACTTAGTGCTATCTTACAAGCTACTGCGGATGTTACACCGCAAGAAAACCATGCTATTATCATATAGATTATTTTTAATTCGATTTCTTTCTTTTATTTCGTTTCCGATTGTCTTCCGAAACACACATTTTGCACCATGATTCCTTAATGTGATACACTTTTTAGATCTTCGTTTGTAGCAATTCCTTTTAAGACAGTTCCTCCTACTTCAACACGATAAAAGTAAGAAGGGTGAATATTATTATCTGAATCTTCAGAAAATGACGGGTACACTTTCTTTATTCTGCCAATTTTTCCAACCATTTCTGGTTGCAGATCATTGGATACAATTTTCACATTATCTCCAACACTAAATTTTAAATTTTCCATACTTGTTATTAGCAATATTGATTTTAGAACCACACTAATAATCTTGGAGTCTTCCAATAAAAATTGAATACTGGGAATATCTCTTTAAGTGTAGTGGTTATTTTTCCTGTAATATTTTTCACATGTCTAATTCGCAAATGATTAGCTGTTACTGCATAGTCTATTCCTTGTTGTAGCCCTATTTGCGAAAGAAGCGATTTCAAGAATACTTTTATATGTTGCTTTGCGCCAGTAATTGAACGATAGCCAAAATCAATGTTAGCTACACGCTTGATACGCTTGCGTCTCATTTATTTTTCAGCTTGTTATTAAACTTGATCTTTCCATTTTTATATAAATCAATTTTCTTTTTACGATATTTTCGTTTTAACTCAGTCCAATATTCAGTTGGATATTGTTTGTAAGTCTTGCGTGTAGGGGGAGATAGTATAGATTGTATAAGCCGTTTGCTTACATTAAACATTGCGGCCAACTTTCTTTGACTATATCCTTCACGGGCCAAAATCTGAATGGCCTGGCGTTGTTCTGGGGACAACTTAGCGCGGCCATCAAACCTGGTTCCTGCCAATTTTATGTCTTCTATTTTTAACGGCATTTTATCGCAGCTTTAATTTGAATAGATTTTGTTTACTTGTATGGTGTGAATAGTTGTCCACTTTAACTGTATATTAACATAAAGGTTGTTCTTGTATAAAACAGGAACAACCTTTCTTCATGGTCGGTTATATCGTAACCCATCTGTATGGACAAACCATTTTTTTAAACTTCCATCAGGCTTTAGTACCTTTTCTATATCAATTGTTAACCAATGGATAGCTCCCTCTCCAGATTTAATTTCAAAATAGGTGGGGTGTCTCCAATAATCAATCGTCTTTTTATGTCCCATATTAATCATCGTTTATTGCTACAGATTTTACTTTGTCTGTAACAGGCATGTGTTCTATAAGATATGCAAGATGTCCGGTGGCAATATACTCCAGCTCGATATGCTGCTTGTTGCCCCATTCTTTATCGTAAGCCAACAAGTTGATATGTCCATTATTCAGCCGTGCTTCATAAACCACAACGTCCATGGGGCCTTCATCCGTATTGACCATGATTGTAGGCGGTTCGTATAATAATTCCTCATTGTTATCGTCGTCAACCCAAACAAATTTGCCACCATGAGCTTGCAATGCTAATACCAGTTCTTCCACTTCCATTTTTCTAATTTTGTCACACATGGCACTAAAATCAGAATGCTTAATATATTCCATTATAATTCAATATTTTATGACCTACAAACACAAATATATTCTCCAGCTATCTTATAACTTTCGTATTCACCATCCCAATGATTTAAAACAGAACACCAGCCGTCTATGGAAATTATAGAATCCAACCAGTCTTCCAAAGAATCTATTGTATTTTGGGCCGCAACCGCCTCACGCCAAAAATATTCATACTCATCATTATTATGTACTATGTCACTGGCTAATTGTTCTAACTCTTCTTCTGTACCTATATAATATTCCGTCCCATTTGCTTGATATAAGCAGTCGCCATTCGATTGAAATGTATCATCTAAATCACCAAATGTCAATTGCAAATGAATCCCAAGAGCTACAAACCGTTTAGCTTCCTCTTCATCACAATCACGCATTTCCATAACTTTTTCAACAATATCTTTTGTAGCTTCAAAATTACCACTCATGTCAAAATCGCCTGGAACAGCGAAGCTTTGAGATAAATCTTCTTCTTCGTTTTGTAACACTTCGCACAAGTCATCTATTCTTTTGCATATATCTTCTGGAATGGGTAAGTAAAGCCAATCAGTTCCATATTTGTAACCTTTGTTGATATACAGCCCTCTGATCGCCAGAAAAATGTATTTTACATACAAGTCATTGGCATCATGTCTGATTCGTTTAGGGTTAAGCCCAAGAATATATTCGATAGGATTACCATCTGCATATCTTGAAATCACTCCCCTCAATGTAGGCATGTGTTCGGGTTGTACTTGATAAAACTTACACATGATATTGAATGATGTGGCATCAAACTGTTTACGGAAATTTTCATCGTATCCGGAAAAGATTTTGATGAATTCATCAAAATCTTTTTTATATTGTTCTCCATGAAGATATTTCTCTTGTGCTCTGGTTCCACTTGCTATACTACCACAATGGTATTTATTCCAAAAATCAAGCAAGTCTTTTTGTCCAGGTGTTCTTGGTGTTATCCTGCCATAACATTGACCCCAGCTGCCGCAACCTTCAGCACACACTGATACTTCAAAGTGTTCTACAAATTCTTCCAAAGTGTCAATGTTTCGTTTTGTACAAGGGTCTACCTCACGGACTTCAAATGTAATACCCCAACGGTTCATGTCGTTGTCACGAATTGTGACTGAACGAGTATATATCTTATTTTTCATGATTGTTACCGATTTAATTCTTTGATTATTTGTTCAATAAATATCCGAGACACTGGAATTTTCTTTGAATACATCACGTCGAAACTTTTCTTACGGTATTCAAAAACAACTGGCTGATTCTTTGGTGTGCCTCCCAATTTTGAAACCAACGAGCAAACCCACTCTTTTGCCGGCTTAGGTCTTAAAAACTTCAAAATGATACTGATGGATTTCTCCCAGTCGTAAAACCCAGGATTCCAGGGATTCTCGACCATATCTGAAAAACAAATCACAAAACAATGCTTACTAATTCGCTGCATAGGTTTATTTTGAGCAACCTTTAACATTGCGGAAGAAATCGCATCAATCAATATTTTCTCCAGCTTATTTTTCTCTTGTTCGAGATTAAACAACTCTTGCTCTATTTGTTTTATAGATTTATCCATGATTGTTGCTATTTGAAGGAAACATTAAATCATCGTGCAGGTTATTGGGACACCGTTCATCGAACCAATGCCAGACATTGAACTTTGATGTTCCGGCTGAGAAGTTAAGAAAGTCCTTTTCAATCTCGTCATCATTATTGACCGGAATATCCCCAAACATTTCCCATAATTCTGAAAGAGTGCATAATTCTACATGCTCTTCACAAATATTACACCAGCAATCTTCTTCCTCAACTGAATCATTATATCTGATTTCATCTGTGTTTGGATTTACCCATGCTCTTTCTTCAACATTATTACTTCCACATTTTGGACAATACAATGTATCTAATGGCTTTTTCTTTTCTGCTCCCTTCTTCTTGAAGAATATATCAAATTGTCGGAGATTTAAAAGTTCGGCGATAACCATTTCTGTAATAAAGGCTCTCATCTTATAAATCTGTTCATCTGATGATATTCCCCATATATTAGCCGCAGCTTGTACTGCATTTTGCATGGAAAAACGAATTTGAGTCCAGTCATCGTACTCTTTTTTATCTTCAAGGATTTCATGGATTAGTTTTTTGGCTTTCTCAATGTACTCTTGATGGAATGATTTTGATGTTTTCATATAATAACTTCACAATTAATTTACTTTATTATATCATTCTATTTCAGCAGCATTTGTTTCACGGTACAGCATATATTATTCCCATACGTAATTATTAAAACGATGTGCACTTCGCTTCTCTCACGGCTTTTAGTACGGTAATAACACTACCTTTGATGCGGCTGGAATAAATTGTTATTTCATTTCCACTGCCTCTCCATTCACTAAAGAATAGAAAGTATTCTCTTTGATTGACTTACCATCCACTTTGAATGCTTTGACTGAAATGATAGGATAAGTGTTCCCGTCCCATTCTCCACGTTCAGTAAGCACAATCCAGCATCCTAATGCTCCCTTTGCCTTGCAATCCTTTCCAGCAGCAAGGGCTATGCTTTCTTTGCCGGTAGCTGATGCAGCGCCATAGTCGCCGGTAGCTGATGCAGCGCCTTGGTTGCCAGTAGCTGATGCAGCGCCTTGGTTGCCAGTAGCTGATGCAGCGCCTTGGTTGC